CTGTAATTCTTGTTTGAGTTCCAGAAGTTAAAGCATCTATAACTGCATCTTGTGCATATTCATCTAAGTCTGCTTTTACTTCAGCAGCATCAAAACTAACATCTATTGTATTTGAGGTATTGGTTATCGTTACACCAGTACCGCCTGTAAAGGTTAATGTATCTCCAAGATTTAAATCTGTAGCAGTAGTCCCGTCAGTAATTGAAACTTTACTGTTTATTAAACTAGCGTTAGGTATTGAAGCAAGTGCTATAACACCAGTTGTATTGTCATAAGTTACACCAGTAGAAGTTGTTGCTGATAAATCTGTTAAATCAATAAAAGCTGTATTTGTGTTATTGTAATTTGCTAAATCATCATCTACTGTATAACTAAGTGAATTACCATTGTCATCATAAGAAACAGTTATTCGTGTTTGTGTACCAGCAGTAAGTAAAGCATCTATTGCATCTTGTGCAGCTTCAGCAACTTCAGAACTAACTTCGGTTAAATCAAAACTGACATCAAAGTTTCCAGCAGTATTTGCAATTGTTACACCAGTTCCACCTGTAAAAGTTATTGTATCTCCAAGTGAAGCTACTGTTGAAGTAGTTCCATCTGTAAAAGTTATATCGCTGTTTACTAATTTTGCATTTTCAATAGAACCAGCAAGCATTGCATTTGTTACGCCAAGGGCTTTAACTTGTAATATATCTGTATCTATTTCTATAGAGCTATCATCTACATTTACAGAAAGAGTTGGTGTTTGACCTTCGCTGGCTGTACCAGTAGTAGAAAGACCATCTCCAGCAGTAATATCTTCTACATAGTTTCCAGTAGTATCTGTTCCTAAAGCAACACTATTAGCTTGTATAGTTGCTGCAATACTTGCAGTATCTCCAGCATTTGTAAATGTTGCAGAACCAGTTACATCTCCTGTCAGCTCTACCGTTACCGCAGATGACAAAGCGTCAGCTACATCAGCTGTTCCTGTCAAATCTCCGATAAAGTTAGCGGCTACAAAGTTGTAAGCTCCAACAGTCCATCTATCGTTTCCTTCGTCCCAAAGTAAATCTACATTAGTACTTGTTCCTCTATTTACAGTTAAACCAGCATTAGCACTAGGTGCTCCAGTTTCATCTGCGTTAAGTTCTAATATTGCATCGCCGATAGTAACTGTGTTAGATTCAACTGATGTAGTACTACCTTGAACTGTAAGGTTTCCTGTAATAGTTACATCACCAGTAGCACTAATAGAAGCGGCAGTTATATCATCTGAATAAAAAGTACCATCTACTGTTAAGTTGTTTCCAATTGTTACATCATCTGGTAAACCAATTGTCAAAGTCTGACCACTAGCGCTAGTTTCTATTTCGTTTGCAGTTCCAACAATAGTAAGAGATTGACTATCTAAATCTACTGCACCAGTTCCTGTATCACCTGCGAAGTCTAAGTCTTCAAGTGTAAGTTGTGCTCCTACATAATCAATTATTGCGGCAGTAGTTGCAATTTGTGTATCGCTATCATTTGAACTTATTCCTTCAGCTTCAGTAACAATGACAGAAGCTTTAAATGCACCTAACTCAAAATCTTGTATAGTGTTATCGTCATAATCAATAGTTTTGTTTGTTATAGTTTGGGCAAGGCTATCTAATAATACAGTTCCTGTTGCGTCTGGAAAAGTAATTGTTCTATCAGCAGTTGGGTCTGTAACTAGTAAAGTAGTTTCAAAAGAGTCATCAGTAGCACCTTCTAATGCTATAGAAGGACCATTAACAGTTAAGTTTGATGTAATTATTGTATTAAACTGAACATCATCAGATGTTCCTAAACCTAATGAATCTCTAACTGTAGAGCCAGATTCAACAACCCACTCTGAACCATTACCAACAATGAAGTTTGAATCTGTTGGGTTTAAAGCAGCTATTTGGTCTAAGTTTATATCATAGGCTTGAACATCTACACCGATTTCTAAACCTAAAGCTTGTGAGGCACCTAAAGCTGTATTAGCTCCAGTACCACCATCTGATATTCCTATAAAATCTGCGGCTTGAAACTCGGAAAATTCGACAATATTACCATCGCCATCGAACACATACCTAATTGGGGATTTTACTGCCATTTATATATTGCTTTCTGCCATATCTATTTCAAACTCTTGCTGTGTGCTTCCGTCTGCTTCTGTTAATGTAAATAAAAGACTATTGTTATTTGAAGCCGGCATTGTTACTTTATGAATAGTTCCATCAGCTTCATTACAAACAACAGCTCGAGTACTAAAACCTACGGATGTACCTCCACCACTTACCTCTGCACCAGATACTGTACGGTTGACAAAGTGGTTTTTAACAGGCATTCCAGATAGTGTACCGTCACTTAGCCTTGTTGGTATTCTACCACTCATACTTAAAGTTCTTGGTAAGACAGCTTTTAGATTCACAGTATTAGATGATGTATCTGTAGTAATCTCTAATTTATTTCTATCTGTAGAAGTAGCTAATTCAATACTATCTGTTTGAGAACTAGATGTAATTGTACTTTGTCCAGACACTGTAATGTTAGACAACGCATTTTGATTTGATTCACCTACTTGTACAGACGATATAGTTATTCTGTCATTTTGTGTGTTAAAGTCTAAGTCTATTCCTTGACCAGCTACAAATGTAAGAGTGTCATTTTGATTGTCAGCTTCAATGGTACTACCACTAGCTTGACCTGCACCAGCAATAACATCCATATATTTGAATGTATTATGTGCTGTACTATCACTTGCAATTGTTATGTTATTACCAGAAGTTGAGATATCTATACCAGAGCCAGCTACAAGAGTTAAAGTATCTTCTGTAGTATCTGCTGTTACCGTAACTTCACCAGATACTGATATGTTACTAAAAGCATTCTGAGTGTAATCCATAGTTGCCCATGAAATATTTCCATTACCATCAGTTTGTAAGAATTGACCAACAGTACCGGTATCTCCATTTATGGACATTTTTCCAGAAAGAAAGTTTATCTTTCCGTCTGTTTCTATTTTTAAGTATTCAGTAGAATCAGCACCTAAATATACAGGATTGCTATTAGTTGTACCTATTGATAAAGCACCATCAGAAAATATAGACTTACCATCAAGATACAATATATCTTGATAAGATTCTATTTTAGTTACATAGTTATTAGGCTGATATCCTTGAAATGTATATGTATAAGATGGGTCAGTCGCCATCTCCAGTGTTAAATCAGAATGTGTTACTTGGGCCATTAGACTTGCTCTCCGCGCTCATCAAATTCTTCTTCTTGAAAGTTTTCCCAAGCACCTCCCATCTTTTCATATATATATCTCATACGATATATTTCTTTTTGAAGTTCCTTATTCGTAGAAACCCATGCTTCATATTCGGAATGAGTTTCATCTAGCATGTTTAAATTGTGATTAAATAGCGCAGCTTCTAAGTCGTAAATCATTTCAAGTATCATACCTAATTTGTCACTATGACTTAATAATTTATATTCAAAATTATTTTTTTCTTTTTTAGGTTTTTCTTCAGCCATTATTCACCGAATTGTTCTAAATAATTAGCTTCTAATGTATCAACTTTTGATTGTAAATGATTTATGGTTTCTTCATCTTCATTTAGATTTTGAGCTCCATATAATATTTCACGAGCCTGTTTTATTTGTAATAATAAAATAGCTTCTTTTTCTTCTGCTGTTAATTCGTGCATTATCCCTCCAAGGCTTCTATTCTTAATTGTAACTCATCATTTTTAGCTGAGAGTTCTTGTACTGCTTTTACTAATGGTGCAATAAGTTCATTGTATCTAACACCATATTCATCTGAATCTTCATCGTAATCTACTAAAGCTATATCAACATCTGGTTCTGGTGGTGTAGAAATTAAATCTTGAGCTGTAAAACCAAAGTTTACTACACCAGATTTTTCGCCTGTCACATCAAGATTATCAACAATATCTGCTGTGTCACCATTTTCTATGCAATTCCAACACTCATCAATACCTTCATCTATTTCCATTTCACAAGTATTGCAACCTCTGACTATTACTCTTTTAAGATTGTATTGTTTAGGTTCTAAAGAATTTATGTAGTCTAATCCATAAGGAATATCAATAATATTTTCTTTTAATCTTTCATCTGAAGAAACGGATGGCGAATTTAATGTATATAATCTTCTCCATCTACCATTACCAAAGTTATTACCTAAATCAGAAGAAGTACCAGAAGTAGGATACACATTTCTAAAACTATAGCTAGCATCGTGATTTGTAATAGTAGATACTGAAAATGCCCCAGTACTGCTATTAAAAGTATAGCCACTAAATAGACCTGTTGATGGAGAGTTTATTTGAGATATTCCTGTTCCTATATGACCATGGTCTAGCCTTGCTGCATTTCCAGAACTTCCATAATTACCGCCAGAAGGTCCTAAAGTTGGAAATGAATGTTGAGAATCATCGTGACTAATTGTTGCTCTATACGGGCTACTTGTAGTTGTAACAGTTATATCACCACTACCTACAATGTCAAAGTTGTAACCGTCTTGCATTTGAAGACCATTTATTTGTATACCACTTGTGTAATATGGACTAGCGCCACCGCTTTGAAATTCTAATCTACCACTACTATTTACCCCTAATACTTTATTTGTATTTGTACCTCCATTTATTTCAATTATTGGATTGAAACCGAGAGGGTCAGAAAAGTTTATTCTTGTAGCTTGAAATTCTATTTCGTCTTGTGCAGAACCTAAAGCAAGTTTTATTTCTCCAGATAAAACACCGTTTTCAATTAAAAATTGCGTTCCAGAAGCAGCTGATATTTTTCCTGTATAACCAGAGGTTGTTATAAAATCTATTTCACCTTCTAAATTATTATTATCTGTTATTTCAATTCTTGTTCCAGATGTAGATGTTCTTAATCTTCCACCGTTAAAGTCTAAATCTCCTTTAAGTTCTACACCTAAAAGGTCACCTCTTACATTTACATTATTAAAATCTGCACTTCCATCTGACTGTATTCTCCAACCCGTACTAGCAGAATAATTACCGGATATACTTCCTGTTGAATCTATTGATATATTTCCAGAAGATAAGTCTGTTGAACCTATTGTCCAGCCACCTATAGTTCCAGATGTTGATGATATTGAACCTGTAATAGTTGCGGAAGTAGCTGTTAAGTTACCAGATGAATCTACTTGAAAAGTTCCACTACCTATATCGATAGTTCCACCAGAAATATCTGCACCAGATAAGTCACCTGTAAATGTACCACTAGCACCAGAAATATCTCCAGAAAAATCTCCAGTAGTACCGGAAATACTTCCACCAGTTATTACTGGAGCAGATATAGAAATTCCAGAAGATAGTGTACCTGCAAAAGTACCAGAATTAGCAACCATGTTACCATTTGCATAAACATAAAAAGGTGCTTCCGAACGAGTAGTTGCGTCAAAAGTTTCTCTATCAGAACCTAACCAAAGGTTTCCATTGATATCTACATGAAATCCGTCTGCTATTGCCATTATCCTATGTGTATCTCCCCAGCTCTAAGTGTACCACGGAACTCTCCGCCCTCGAACTCAACTGTTCCATCAGATTTAATTATCCAACCTGCTGTACCATTAACATAGTTATCACTTCTTATTGTTCCGAGTACAGGGTTTAGTGGGTCACTACTATCTGTATCTATTATTATTTCTTTACCACTAATAGTTCCTGCTGTAATTTTTCCAGCAGATAAATCATTTATCTTTGCATTTGTAACTGCTAAGTCTTCAATCTTTGCTTCTGTAATAGCAGCGTTAGATATGAATTGTGTATTAATTAAAACCTCTGTTACTTGACCTGCTGTAGAAGGGTCTGATTCGTTACCAGCAACATCAACTGCTGTTACTTTATAATAGGCAACACCTTCTGTTGATGAAGGGAAATCACCAATAGCTGGTATTCCTAAAGTCACATGTGCTGACTTTGCTTCTATTTGTCCTACTAAATTACTTGAACTAATTGTAAAATCTGATGTCAAACCGCGATAAACATTCAAGTGGTCAATATCTACTGGTAGGGAAAAGTTTGTAGGATTAGAAATAGGGTTTCCATCTGAGTCTTTAGCTGCACCTAAGTTATGTTGTATCTGTACACGAGTTGGATTACCAGCAACAGTTCCATAAGTACCTGTAGGAGGTAATGGTTCTGGTGGGACAGTTGCGTCTGCCGGCATAGCTACTGCTGATAGTACACTAAATCCTCCAGAAAATCCAGAGTTATCAATTGCAGCTACTCCAAACTCATAAGTGTTTTGAGAACCTAAACCTTTTATAACTACAGATGTAGTTCCAAACTCTACTGTTAAGTATTCATAGTCAGTAACTTGATTATCATTCTGGTCAATTAAGTTATTACCATCACTATCAGTTACCTGCCTGTATCTTACGCGATACATATTTCCATCAGTAATTCTTGAACCATCAGTGTTAGTAGGTTGTTCCCAACTTAACTTAGCAAATGCAAAAGGTCTACCAGTTCCATCTTGATAAGTTCCAGTTGCAGCAGAAAAATTTGTTGGTGCGTCTGGTACTGTAAATTCATTAGTACCACCAACTGCAATTATTGAACCAGAACCTCTTAAATCTTCGTTTATATTTCTTGTGGTAGAACCTACTTCTATTTGAGTTACTCCAACTTCAAACTCTACATAGTCTGTTAAGTCTGTATAGTTACCATTACCATCTCTATAGAACACACCCATCTCATCTGTTACAGGAAAGCTAAGTCCCATAACTCTAATTTTTATTGGGTGTAATATTTGTCCTTGATAAGTTATTTCATGTTTATCTCTGTTTTCTAAACTAGCGTCATTGTCTGTATCTTCAAATCCTACATCTGGGTCCCATACGAAGATAACATCTCCTACGCCAATATCTCCAGAGACATCATAGTCTTCTAAACCTACATTTAAAGTTTTTTGTATTTTATTATATTCATTTAAGTACGCTTCTGCTCTTACATCTCTTAATGAATCTGGTACATCATTTTCAGATAATATCTGTATTCTCTCTAATGTATTACCAAACAAATCTTTATAAGGTACACTTTTAGCGTCTGCTTGACCTAAGTTTATTTCTACACCATAGTTAGAGGCTATAAGTTCTACACGGCTTACATAATCTTCTGCGTTAAACTCTGTACTTAAATCTATTCCAGAATAACCTTTTATTTGTGGGTCAGCACCAGATAAATCTCTAACAATCATTCCTTCTGGTGTATTGTTTTCATGTCCCGTAAATAAAGCAGAAGGTGGACCTACATCTATAGTTCCGTCATTGTTCATTTTAAACTCTGCACCTAAAGCTACACAAACATCTTTTATAGCCTTATATGCAGATTCCATATAATGTTTACCAGTATAAGTTTTAGCACCAGTCTGTGCTGTGGGAGCAGTAGCACTTGGTGTAAAGTTTTCCCAGTACTTTGTAGCACCTCTAGTAATTGCTAAACCATCTAAATACCCTTCAAAATAGTTACCATTCTGTCCTTTACCAATTTGCAGAGATTCAGAAGTAACTCTTATGTAAAGCTCATCTCTAGTTGCTTCTGCAACTTTAACACCGTTTTTAAATGTTCTGAATTTTCCGCCTTGACGAGATACAGCAAAATGATTCCATTGATTTAGGTCAATAGAACCCATACTTATATTCAAGTCTTCTGATTCGTTATAACCATCTCCGTCATGTGTTGCAAGAAATGTATTATTACCGCTAACTAATTTACCTGCTATCCAAGGAGAATAAGTGTCATTATTTCTAGCAATAACAGTAGCATTGCCACTAGAAGATGTTCTATATTCCCACCATTCAATTGTAAAATCTCTAAATGTTAAATCTAATTCTGGTCTATCAGCAACTGTTACATATCCATCAGTTGATAAGTTAAGACTTGTACTTCCATACTTTGCTTGGTCACTAGATATATCAGATGTTCCTAAAAATGTAATTATTTGATTTTGTGTATATTGAGAACCATCAGTAGTTGTAGTATCTCCGTCAGTTCCTTCAAAGTTAAGTAGTAATACTGTTGTATCAAAATCAACTTCCGTTACTGTACCTTTTCTTACAGCTCTTTGATTAGCTTCTTCATCTCTTAGTATTCCATAAGGAGTAGAAGTATTTCTATCAATAACATCATCTAATGTGTCATTAACATAACTTCTTACAGCACCTACACCTGCATTTCTTGCAAGAACCATACCGCGAGAATCACTATCACCTAAATATGCAAGTATTCCTTGACCGCTTATGTCTATACCTTCTTCTCCAATTTCTTGAGAAGTTATGATACCTACATACCTAGCCATATCACGAATTTGTGCGTCAGTAAATTCCTCTGGAGATATTCTTGTAGGAGTAAAAACTATGTTACCCCATGGCTCAATAGTATTGACAACAGAGTTTGGTGTTGTTTCTAAATTTAATAGCACATTAAATGTGCCGGGAGTCATTAATTTTTCATTTACACTCATGAACGAATTACCCTTACATGCTCATACAAATAATCAAAATATGCGTCTCTCATTTTATCCGCAGTATTTTCTCCAGCAGCAGAAGTTCCGTCAAAACAAAAACCTATAAATGCCTTCATTTGTGTAGCAGTAAGGTAAATTCCACCTTCAGTTAAATCTTCGCTAAAGGTGTTAGGCGAACCAAGAATAAAGAAGTTTCCTTCTGAATCATTTGTAGAAGATACAATATAACCTGTACCAGAACTACATGCTTCTGTGGTTGTTCTCTGTATTCTAATTTCGTCAGCATTTCCGTAAGAATGAACAATCAAGCTAAAGTATCTTGACCCTCTTCTTAGAGAAACATCGAATGTCAACCTACCACTACCATCATTGTTTGCTTGTGAAGTAAATCTTAATGTTGCACACTCAGCATAGTTTTTAATAATCTGTACTGTATTCCAACCTAACCATTCGGTTTGTGATGTACCTTTAGATACGGCAAACTCTTTTACACTTCTCCAATCATCACTATCCCAAAGTGATATTGTAAATCTTGATTCTGTATTACTGTTTGTTAACTCAAACTTTACTAATCCATTTTCTACAACTGCTTGGTCAACATTATCGTTAGGACTTAACAAACCATTTCTCACTTTTCCATTAGTAGAAACCTTAACTGCACCTTTTAAATAATCTATAGGATTACACTCAAATTCAACATTGTCTGTTCTTATGTTTGAACCACTAAAATAATTTAAGTTAATTGTTCCTTCTCCGTAGCTAGCAATTCTAGTTTCAACATTTGGAGCTGAACCAGTTCCTACAGTAGGTATATGGACTGAATATGCTTGTTCTGGTATAGCAAAAAATTGAGAAGTAGTAGAAGTAACACTATGGTCATTATCTAATAACGCACCAGAGAATTGTGATTCAAATCTTATTTCTCCGGGATTTCCTAACCATGTACCGGATATGTTATATTTAACACCAGCACCACCATATCTTGTAATATCTACGCTAGCATTTTCAATTTTACAATATCCTTTAAGCGAGCTATCTCCTGTATAAGTTAAAGGGTAAAATATTCCATAATTAGCCATTGAAGAAAGTTCGTCTCTAATATATTTAACTTCATCTAAATCCAATTTATTATCAGATGTATGAGCTATTGTTCCAGATAAACTGTAGCTTCTAGTTGTTGGGTCTGTTTGAAAGTTTAAATTACTAGGCGAAGTAAAACTTAAATGTCCTATAGTAACTTGGTGAGTATTAGCCATTAGCACATATCCTTTGCTCTACACTGCTCGCAGTATCTATATTTTGTATGATAAAAATAATTACCACATTTAGAATCTGATTCACAAGGTTTTAAAATAGCTGTATCTTTATTATCAATCATTATCTACAACAGTTCGCTTCTATCCACGCAAGTCTAGTTTGTATTTCTCTAACTACATTTAAGTCTTGGTCTTGGTCTATAAGTTGTGTTTCAAGACGAGTAATTTGTGTTTTCATATCATCCCATTCCCATTTTTCGATTTGAACATATTGATTAGTGTCATTAGTCATTTCTAATTTCTGCACTTTTTCAAACAGAACAGCAATATCTCCTTGAACATAAGTGCTTTCTTTGAGAGCAGTAAATTCATACTCTATATTGTTCATTCTTTCATCTATGCCTTGAAGAGTGTTTACTATTTCGCCAGCAGTTGATAAACCTGTTCCTATTGTTCCCATAAGAGCTAAAGCAGTTGCTATCAAACCTAGATTATCTTTTATTTTTGCGAGCATTATCTATTCCTCAAACCTGTTCCAGCATTACCTTCTTTTTCAAGCTTTGTTAATTCTTTTCTAATATTGATAGCAGCTTTTCTTGCAGATATTGGGTCAGCAGGAAGTCCTGTAATATTAACATTCATATTCTCTACTGTAATGCCTCCATAGCCACCTCCGGTTTTATTTGAAAATACAGATGTTCCACCTCGAGTTGACATAATTAATTCTGGACCCATTTCTCCAACAACAGATGATTGACCTATAGGAACACTACCTCCATACGCTTTACCCATATAAGTGTTTTGTATATCTAAAACTTGTCCCCAATTAATACTGCTAGCTGCTTCTCCTATAGGATTTATTATATATTCTTTGGCTAGGTCTGTAAGTCCTATATAACTTGGGTCATTACTCTTATATTTAGGTAAATTAGGAGGAGTTTGACCCGGATAAGCACCAAATCCTGTAATACCTAAATTATTTTTAAAGCTTGGCATATTTATATTTGGAATATTTCTTGATGAAGGGTCTACTATAAATTGAGCAGCTTTTTGCCACCAAGGTGTCTTTTTTTCTGTTTCAGTTTCAACTTTAGTAGCAGGATTTATTGGTCCAGATTTTGCTGGGTCTCCATATTCTCCCGGAACATAAGGAGCACCATGAATTGGAAGACCGTTTTGAAATCTATTATATTCATAACTATACGGCCCAGTATTTGTATCTGAACTATCAGCTTCGCTCCCATCATCATCAGTCCCTATATCACCTACGCTTGGCATGTAACCAGTAACAGCAGCAATTTTTGCGGCTGTTGATTTAAAGCCTTCATAGCTTTCGTTATAAGAATTTAATGTTTCTTGTAATATACCAGCAGGAACTCCTATCAAATCTGACATATTTACAAGTATTGATTCTATATCTGGATATTGTTTTTTTATTTCTTCTAATCTTTGAGATTGCTCTAATGCTTGGACATTTGCGTCTTCAGTTGCTCTAGCTAAATCTAATTCCATTTGAGCAAGTTCATCAGCTCTTTGCTCTGATATGTCTAAAGCAGTATTGTAATTCTCAATTGCGTCAAGTAGTTCTGGGGCTAAATTTTTACTTCTTTCTTCTAATATTGCTTTTTCAGCTTCAGCAACTTTAAGTTGTAAATCTAGTAAATCTTTTTCTGCTTGAGCCATTGGTTTAGTTAAATCTGATAGCTCTTCTCTTGCAGCGTCTAAGTCTAATTGTTCAGCAACTCCTTGCTCTACAGCTAACTCTAAGAATTTAATTTCTTTTTGCTTATCTCTTATTGATTTTCTTTCACGAGCAGTTCTTTGTTTTGATAATTTTTCTCGCATTCTATCTATATTTAAAGTTGCTTGTAATATAGATATTTGTTCTTTGTTAGTGACAACTTCATCATCACCATATTGCGCTATAGCTTCTTTAAGAGCTAGTTTTGATTCATCTAACTCCATCTGTTCTCTCATCTCTGAAGTTATAGTTATATTGTCATAAACTAAATCTTTATTAAAATCATCTATCTTAGCTTGTGCGTCAGCTAGTTCTTCTGCGACATCTACTCGTTCTCTGCTTATGTCTAAAATTTCTTTTACAACACCCAAGATATCTTTGCTTGTATCTTCATCTTTTATAGCAGAACTACTTATTATTTGATTTATAACTGCTCTTTTTTCTTCTGTGGACAATATTCCTTCGCTAAGTCCGTACTGTGTTCTTAACTTACTTTCAACATCATTTAATGTTTCTAAGTTTCCTTCTGCTAAATCAGAATATTTTTCTTCACTAGATATTAAAGTATCGTTGTAAAATTGTAAATCTGCTAACGGTAAATCATTACTTAGTAAGGCTATTGTTCTACCTAGGTTTTCTGCATTTACACCACCTTCACCAACTTGTGTTGCAATAGCTAACATACCTCTGTCTGCAAATTCAGTAACTGCTATTTGTAAGAATTTTTGAGCATTTTGATATTCTTGAATATTATTAAGTAAATCAGTAGGAGAAGGTATTTCTATATCTCCTATTCCTTCAAATATTGCTGATAAATTTTCTGACTCTGCGACTGCTTCTGTTATTTTACCTACTATATCATCTACTCTTCCACCAAATTTTTCTGCCTCTGTTTGAGCAATGTCAATCTTGCCAGCTAAAACATCAAATACATATGCCGCTGCTTGTGGATTTGTTACAAATGATTCATAAGAAAATATTTGAATTTTATCTGAAGATTCAGCCATTTCTAAATATTTTTCATAAGTTCCAGAAACTTCTTTACTTAAAAACTCTATTTCTTTTCCATCAACATTTGATATGTTTGTAAAAAGAGTATTAAGTATTTCTAATTGACTAACTGCGTAGTTTACATCCATTTTTTCTGCAATACTCATACCAGATGTATCTAATTGTCTATAAGCCATTAAGGAATTTACTATTGGGTCTAATAATAAATCACCAACTTGTGCACCAGCTTGCTCATCTGTTAACATAGCTCTGTATATTAAGTCAGTAAAACTTTTTAGGTCTGAATCGTCAACTATACTTTGTAATGTATCAGAGTCGATATTTAGTGCTTCTGTTAATAACTTTCCTACTTCTTCTCCGCTACCAAAATCAGTTATTCTTTTTGTTAAACCCGAAAACAAATCTCCAAAAGCTTCTTTAGCTTGCATTGTTTCTTCAATATTGAAATCTGGTCTAAATTTTGGTAAATTAATAAAAGTTTGCAATACTTGAGTTTCTAAAGCTTCAAGCTCCTCTGTTATAATCTGTATTTCTCTTTTTACAGTGTCTAATGCTTCAACTTTAATGTTTGGGTCAGCTAATAATTTATCATATTCTTCTGTCTTTTTATTTAATTCTGCTTGAAGTGGAATTAATCTTGAAACAGACGCAGTGTATAATCTAGCTGTTCTTTCAGCTTTTGCATTAGCAGCTGAATTTGCCATAAAACCTACTGACAAAAGTGTTATAAGTGGTAACAGTCCACGCATAGAGGCCTTAACTGCATTAGTAAATTTTAGATATCTTCTTGTAGTATTATCTATTTCAACTCCAAGTATTCCAAAAGCACCTTTAGATTGTACTGCTACTGATGTTAACTCAGCAAGTGAAATACCGGCTTGTTGTGCAAGTGCTCTTACCATAAAGAATTGACCGGCCATTGCTGACATTACTGTTCCGAATATGGTAAATGCTGATGTTATACCAATAGTCACTCTACTTATTTCAGTCATTGATTTTTCGGTATTGCCCATACCATTAATCAATTCTGTTAAAGCTTCAACAGTGCTTTTAACGAAAGGTAAAAAGTTTAAACCTATTTCTGTTCTTAATTCTTGAAAAGCATTTTTTAATAATTTATTTTTTGACCTTAATGTATCGAATCTTTTTTCAGCTTCTTCATTTAGAGCATTGTTAATATCATAAGCAACATTAGACCTAGCTAATGCGTCTGTTAATAAATCTCCAGCCTCAGCAACAGACAAAAGTGCTCTAATTGTTCTCTGCTGTTTAAGTCCTAATTCATCAAGTATTCCTACAACATTTCCACCAGAATCTGCAACTCTATTCAATCCTTGAATAAATAAATTTAAAGCTTGTGCTGGGTCTTCTTTAGCAATATTTCTAAATGCTTCTTCTGTTAATCCAGAGGTTTGAACAAAAACATCCATAGCTTTTTGATTACCTTGAACAGCAACTGTTAATTGCTGAAATACACGAGACATAGCTGTACCACCAGCTTGTGACTGAACACCAACTGCTTGTAGAGCTGTAGCAATCGCTAAAGTATCCGCAACCGAAGCTCCAGCAACTTTAGCACCCGCTGCAAGTCTTAATGAAGTAGACAATATTTCATCTTCAAGAGCTGCGAAGTTGTTACCTAAATCTACTAATGCAGAAGCTAAATTAGCAATTTCAAATTCTTGTAATTGAAATATTTCTTTTAATCTTGCAAGAGATAATGCAGCTGTTTCTGTTGAGAGTCTAGTTGCTACACCTAATTTAGCAATAGTTTCTATAAATACAGGTAAACCAGAAGCTTCAATTCCTAACTGACCACCAAGCTCACCTATTTGATTTAATTGTGATGTGGCAATAGGTATTTCTGTAGACAGTTGTCTTATAGATACTGCTAATCTATTAAAATCATTTTCGCTTGCGTCAACTGTTTTCTTTATTCCAGCAAAAGAATCTTCAAATCTTGAAGCCGCACCTATGCCGAACATTAATGCAGCACCCATTCCACCTATGGCACTTATTGCTCCACCTAGAGCACCGATTTTTAGAGCTCCTAGTCTTTGATATGCTCCGACAACAGCTTGTGTAGTTTCATTAGCGGCTTTGATGGCTTGCTGATTAGCCTCATCCATATTAACTTTAAGCGCAATTTCAATTGGCTTAATACCAGCATTAGGTGTAACAGCCATTACTTAGCTGCTCCTGTTTGTGGATTCTGATTTAAAAAGTCGTCTAATGACACTCGTTCCCTCGGTCTTCTATCGCGCCCATGTTGTTTTCTTAACATATCACGAGCTTTTACTATTGGTGCTTTGTTTTTACTTACAGCTTTTCCGTCTTCGGTATATTCTATTTGTTCACTTTGCAGTATTCTCATAAAAATAGAATCTTCTGGAGGTAAGTACGCCAATAATCTTAAAAATCTTGGCCACCTTACATTTAAAGGTTCAGATATACTATAAGTCCTTTGGAAATCAGCTTCTAAAGGACCCCAGTATTTTAGAATGTCATCTAGGGTCCAACTTATTTTGGGTTATCAGAACCTTCTTCATCAGCTGTTTCTCCAAGAGCTTCTTCTACAGAACCACCAGATAAACCATAAGACTCTAATAAGAAAGCTAATACTTCGTTCATTTGTTCCCAAGTCATACCATCATCAAGCATTTGATTGAAATTATCATCACCTACTAAAGATGATATCCATTCCGGTAAGACATTCATTGGAATTTCTTGACCTTCTGTAGCGTATCTCATTTGAGTTAGCACTGTTCTGGCAGGTAAAGTAGCTGGTAGTGTGTAAACTTTTCCAGCTACTTTAAGCTGCACATCTTCTTTTTTGTCGGCTTCTAAAGCCTCATCAAAGTCTTTAAACTTTGCCACTATATTCTCCTATCTAAATTAATTGAATTAGTTGATGTCTAATTCGTCACTATCGTTTCTATTCTCAACGACTATGAAGAGATAGTTATTTCCAGCACTATCAGCGCCAACATTTAAAGTTGAATCTGGAACGAGTAATTTAAACTCAGTTGCCAAAGTAACTTTTTGTGGAGCTTTTTGATGTGCCATAGAGAATGAACCTACATTCACTGCTCTAGGGATATGGAATTGCCTATCGCTTCCTGCTTTACCATCAGTATGCAAAACTAGTGCATACTCAGTGAACTGGTCTGTTACTGGTGGTACATATTTAAAATAACCACTAGCATAGTTCACTGAATCTTCAGCAACAGAACCGCCGCCTAATGCGACAGCTAAGTTATCAAGAGAGGCTTGTGCCATTTCTCCTGTAAGTCTAACTTCTTGTGCTGACTTCAATGATTTGATTGGGTCTAGCTCTTCTGCGACCATTACATCTTCAAAAGTTTTATCAACTTCTAAAGTCCAACCGTCTTCAGAATATCCTACTTCGTCCCAAGCGACTGCAAGTCCTGTTGGGTTTTCCCATGCACCGGAGTTATCACTCGGAAATGCAAGAGAAGAAGTAGAACGGTCTTTGATATATAGAACACCTGTACCAATTAATACTTCGTTAATTGTACCTGTTGTACTGAAACTCATTTGTTTCTCCTAACATATCTTATACTTATACTTAATCAGCAGAGCTCTGCCGACTTAATAAAAAGTCGATTCTGCTTTGTCGTTACTCTTCTTCAGCAATAAAGAAGTCTTCCACTACCTCCTCAACAGCGTCTTTGTCATCTTCTGTTGATTCGTCGATTGGTTCTTCCTCGTAACCTTCATCATCTGCAATCAATACGGATATGCGCTCTCCGCCTTGATTGTATTTATTTGGTTTAAGGCGCTCCCAAGTTTCGACCGGTATTTCCACCCAATCACTTTTGAAAACAATACCGCTGATAGTATCTCTAACAACGCTTTTGTTTAACAAAGGGTTAATCTTAACTTTTATCTTCTTCATATTATGTTCCTCTATAATACATGTTTAATGATAGCCGATAAAGTCCTAATCCAGTGTCAGTCTCTTCGACTCTCTCTGGCAATTGAACTACATCAAAACCATAAATTACAGCTTTTGTATTTGTACTTTCTGTGTGAACAATAGTTTTTCCTGTTTTAAATGCACCTTCAGCTACTGCATTTGCTAAAGCATAAGCATTTGCGTAATCTGGTTGAGAACTACTTCCTCCCCCCCATCTTCCTGCAAAAGCATTTATATTAATTACAGTATTTGCTATTGCAGCGTCTCCAGTTGGTGAGTGCATTACGCCACCAGCATTAAAAAATGTTAAAAAAGGTAACTCGGCATTTCTTGGTAGCCTTGTTGCAACTCTAGTACTACAAACATCAGTTATAGATGTAGTGTTTATAGCCCATTCACGAAATATAATTTCAGCGTCTGGTGGAAAGTTCATTTCTTGATGTGGTTGCACACCTACTTTTTTAATAGCCATAGTGATTGTATTGTATCACTAAAAATCCATATTGCTAGCTTGACGATATATCTCATCAAGTTCAACAGTAGATAGGAATGACCTTGCTAATTTATCATACATTTGTCCATCAGCTTCTCTAGCTTTTGAAGTGTTACTACTCTTTCCTTTTTTAAGTCTTGTATATACAATTCTTTCACTTCCTTCTCTTCTAACATTAAATTCATACATACTTCTAATGTAATCTTTACTTCTTTGATTCTTTCTTCCAAGATTTCCTATCTGTGCTGATTGAGCTTTAAAGTATTCATATAATCTATCTGCTTCTCTTCTAGATTTACCAGTATCTCTATATACAGTATCTCCAAGTTTAGTTTTCTTACTTCCTCCACCTGCTATAAATCTTTTAAGGTTTGTCTCAGTATTAATTGGTCTCATACCAGTTTTTCTTAACATATTTCCTCTATGAGGACTATGTTGAATTTTTCTATCTAATGCTTTAATTACATTCTCTTTTGTTCCACCTGTTTCTACATAAACTTTTGCTAATTCAGCTAAGAATTTAGCACTATGCGGTTCTCCACCGTCTTTAGTAATATCTGGAACTCTAAATCTAAATTGAAACTCTTCTGGTATATGTTCTAAACCAATAGCACCTGCAAGTTCTTGTGAGTAAAAATTACCATGAGCCATTTGAACTCTTGGTCCCGGAATTTTATTTTCCATTCTTGACCAGAAATCAGCTTTTCTGGAACTATCTTTGTCCATTCTATATAAAGCTTCTAAAGTGTCTTTTGTATTACTAGGTCTGGTATAACTAGTTTCATTCTTAAAGAAATTATTCACACCGTTTTTTTTCTTTGCAATTTCTAACCATTTATTGTAATAATAAGTTGATGACTTATCAATATCACCTTTATAGTTAAAATCAGCTTGTTTTTTAAATGCAGCTAATGCGTCAGAAGCAGCTCTATAGACAAACATTGTGGGAGGTATATATTTAAAATCTGGTACATACTGACCTGCTTTAGCGCCTTTGTTTTCTTTTAATGCACCGAATCCATTTTTTAGTTTATAAGCGTCCATTAAGTTTTCATCATAACCTTGAACTCTCTTACCTCCTTTATATTCGTTACCTGTTCTTTTGTAAAAAGGTAACTTTCCACCATACTCAACAGCATGTATCCAAGGAAACAATGTAGAACCACCTACATCTATTCCACCATAATAAAAATAATCTTGGTCTCCTCTAGCGGCAACAACATTATGTCTATCAATTGAAGCTAATAAATAACTTCTTGCTTCTCCGGGTTTTTCAAAACCAAAAATATCTCTATAAGAGTATTTAGCTCCACCTTGATAATTTTTAATACCTTGTTGTTGAAACTTTTCTTCACTCATCATTGCTGTTTCATTTAGTAATTTAGCTCCACCACCATATTGCCTTCCGTCAACTCCTATTAAGTATTGACCACTAGAAACATCTGGCGCGTACGCTCTAAGCTTTACATCAATCATGCTTAAAAGTTTTTGAGCTTCTCTTTGTATTTCTGGATTTTTTTTAACAATTCTGTTAGCTTCTCTACCATTGACTTTTACTTTTGTATTAAATGTAACTTGTATACTTTCTCTAATTGTTTTTTCAAACTTTGTTTCTCTACTAAATTGTTTACCTAATTGAACACGAGCCATACGAGCTACGAATGGGGGTAGTCCTAAAGGTCTTACTGCTTGGTCAATTATACGACCAGAAACAGAACCTGTTGCTATACGAGAAGCACGACCTATTAATTCTGCTCTTAAATTTCCACCTTGTAATGCTGAGAATGTTCCTAAAGCTCTAGCTATTGGATATGCTTTTCTACGAGAATTTTGCATAAACATACCGACTGATGTATTTTTAACACCCGGCAATACTTTGACTGTACCGGCTCTTTTACCGTATGAATAAAGAGCATTTCTAAATACTTGAGATTTTGAACCGCCAGATTTTTTAGGCGGTTTAGCTTTAGTAATATTTGAAAATAAAGCCATTAGGTTCTAACTAAAGTTTGAACTTGTTTGTAACACTCATTTCCATATCTATCTAGTGCAGGAGTTACAATTACAATTTCGTGGTATTGACTTCCTCTAACTAATCTATCTCCCGGTACAACAGAAACACCTTTTTGTAAATACACATTAAAAGTTTCTACAGTTGTGTTTCTACCATCTCTATCTTCTTGTATTCCTCTTGATTCAAACTTTGCTCTTACATTGGTAATAGAGTCAGCCCAGTCGTCAGAGGGTAAACCTCTCTCATCAAGGTTTGTTTCGTTAACACTTTGAATAGTGCATGTCTCTGGTAAAAATCTTTCTCTGAGCGGCATGCTTGTATTTTACAACAAAAAGTTATAAAAATTGGTTAAGCATATCTCCCATCATAAATTCTTTATACACAATGCTATAAAGCATTTTATTTTTACCAAGCAAGTGAGGGTTGTGTCCCATTTGAGCGCTGTAATCTCTAATTATGTTAATTATTTCTGCACCGATAATTTCATAAAGAGAAAGTATCTTTTTAAAATCTTTTGACCACCTAGCTGTACCGTCGGGGTTAAATATTACAAATGACCTAAATCCATTCATAATAATAAAACTAACTGCGTCGTGTAGTTTATAATCCATCTTTTTACCAAGTAAAGGAAAGTCATAACCTTTTTGTTTATAAGATGTAGCTATACCTAAACTTCCTATGCTTCCTTTTTTAGAAGGCCATATTTCCTGCGTTTTAAAATTTACATAATCATATAAGTAAAGAATGTCTTTAAGAATAGTTTTATACTGTTGATATCCTTTAGGATTATCTCTGTACATTTCTAGTACTCTTTGTTTATCCCAATAAGGATATATTGGTTGATTTTCTACTTCTGCATCATATTGATTGCTTCTTAGTAAATCTATAAGTCCAAGTACATATACAGCGTCTAATTGGTCTTTGTAATCTGTTTCATCAATTATTTCATCTACCCAAGAAAGTTCTTTCTTTGATACATCAATATCTTTACGAGATGTTAATTTGTTATCTAGTGTTGCAGTTAAATCATCAGACAAAGACATATCATGTCCAATAATTAATTCAACTTTAATATAAGAATTTTTAGCTACATCTTCTACTCTCATGTCTTTTAGAAGAGTATATAAATTTGCTCCATCAATAATTCCTTGTGTGTCAGCGTCTTTTATAGTAACAGTAACTCTTTCAGCAGATTCATTAACTTCTACATCAGAACAATATATTTTTATTCCTTGTGACTTTAAGTGAAATGTTCCTTTTTCTCCATATTCTTCTTTAACACTTTTAATTATTTCATCAGCAACTTTTGTGTCGTAATCTACGATATTACAATTAGGATGTATAGGTATCAATTGTTTTTGTGCAGGTCTATCAAAAGTTAAATCTCTAATAGGAAGATACATAACAAGTAAAAAGTTTTTTGGTTGTATTGGGTCTCTAATTATTGCATAACTTTTGTAATTAAAAAAGTATCTTCCAACACCAGAAACAACTTCTTCTGTGCCTTTATCCATTACCATCTATATTTTTTCTTTTTAGCTTTGTTATATTGTCTAAAAGATTTTTCAGACAAATCACTAGGGTCTTTTTCCCACTGAACATCAACAGGTGTTTCAAATCTAATATTTTTACCAATTTTTCTTTTAGTATCTGAATTACATTTAGGACATTTAATTAACGGGTCTTCCGTAATAGAATGCGATACTTCCCATTCAAAAGAACATTTATGTAATATACATTGATAATCATACCTAGGCATTTCTGCTTTGTCTCCTTTTTCTTCGTTTAAATGCTTTGTGGCAATCTTTACAGAATATCTTTAGTTTATCTTGTGCATTAGGATTTTTTGAAAACTCTGAAGTCTTCTTATCTTTTTTACAAGATAAACATAATTTCATTTTATCATCACCTAGTTCTTCTTTCTTCTCTTTTAAAATAATCATACAATCTTTACAAAAGCGAGTAAGACCATCTAGGTATTTTTGATTTCTTGAATACTCTTCTACAGGTTTCCATTCACGACAATACTTGCATTCTTTCTCAATAGGGTCTTTTAAATTTTTAAGAGCTTCTTTTTGAGCTTGTTCAACACGCTCTTTCAAACCTTCTTCTTCTTCTATCCAAGTTTTGAATCTTTCTAAGCCAATAGGTTGACCTTCATAAGTTCTTGGAGTTGTTAGACCACCTCTACCTGTACGAATAATTTCTAAAATAGCTTCTGCTGTTTCTTCGTTATAAGCACCGCGTTGAGGTACGCCCGATTCTATTCTTAATTGTCTAACTCTTTCATGTGTTACACCCCATTCATCTGCCCATGACTGTAGCATTTTATTAGGGTCTGCTAAAAAGAGTTCCCTAGCTTCCTCTAGGGAAGGAGCTTTTCTGTGTACCATACTTTAATTATACAAAGAATCTTGAACGAAATGGGTTTAATACTGCCATATCTGCATTAGTTAAAACAGGTTGTAAGTTTTGCACTATTACATCCCCAAAGGCTATGTCGTAATCTCCGATTCTCTCTGATAAAGTAACATCAAAGTTTGTAGTATTAGTATTGTCAGCTAAGTGACTTGAAACTTGTCCAGTGTCAGCTTTTGCTGAAACTTGTAATGAAGTCATAATTAAACGAGCTGCGGCTCGTGCAGAAGTTTGTTTTATTTGTTCTGGAATGTCAGCAGCTTCATATCCACCAACATAAGTAACAACTATATTTTTAGGTTTTATACCAGACCAACGAATAACTATTCTTCTCATTCTTCCGTTATCGTAATATACATAGTCACTCTCATTACCTTGAGTAAGAGTGTTACCATCTTCTGTAACAGAAGTTATAGAAGCAATAGGAACATGCCTTAAAAATAAGTCTTGTTGTTCGTTACCGTCGAATGTTTCTGTATAAGTTGCTTGTTCTACATCATGACCTAGATAACGCTTAATAGCCGCGTCAACATAAGGTATGAAAGTATTTGTGACTGAAGCTTCTACAGTAGAGTTTAAATCTACCTGTAAGAATTGCTCTACATCACTAACGCTACAGAGAGCCATTTAGGACTCCTTACTTGTCTTCTGTATCTTCTGGTTTAATAGCTTTGGTTTCTGGTGCTTTTTTAGCAGCTTTTTTCTTAGGAGCAGATTCTTTTTTCTTCTCCACTTTACCCCAACCTTGCTCTTTGAGCCATTCAGCTGGGTATTCTTTACCTGCTTTAGCAATGAGAGAAGCTCCAGATTTAGGAAGTTCGGATAAAGGACCTTCCCAAATAGAACCATCTTTCATTTTCCAAATGCTTTTTTGTGGTTTAATATATTCTGACATAATGTTTATATTCTACCTTATAAAAACAAAAGAGCGGGTTTAACCCCGCTCTAATGTATAAATCTAAACTAACTTTAGAAGTTAGTGATTTTATGGAAAGCTGCTTCTCTGTAAACAGGGAAACCGACTCTCATGGTAGCTCTGATAGCTAATTGATTCTTAATAAAGAAATCGCTATGTGAATCAGATACGGCTAATTCCATACCTTGTCTCATAACTAAGTTAGCTGCTTCACCACCACCGAATTTACCAACAAGAACTGTTCCTGCGGCAATTGCGGTTGTAGGAACGACTTTTAGTCCCCAGATTTGAGCTGAAGGACCTGCGCCCATACCACCAGCTGCTACGAAAAGTGGTGACTTTTCTGTGTAGCCAGCACCGGAGGTACCTGCGAAGTCTGCACCTACAGAAGTCACAACATCATTCCAGTCACTTGGGTGCATTACAATAGCGTCTGGCTCTGTAAATGCGTTGACTCTGATGTCTGTGATTGCTCCATAAAGTGCACCAATTTTTCCTAAAGTTCCTGCGTAAGAGCTATAGTCAGTAGAACCGACAGAAGCTTTACCAGCGTCTAAGATACCTTCTAGGTTTGGAGCAGTTCCATCACCATTAAGGAGTTGGTTGTCCAAACGAAGTCTTATCATTGTTTGTAAACGAGAGTTGATGTATCCTTGGATACCACTTTCGTCTGCAAGTAATTCGTCTGTTACAGGAATGAAGATACCCATTTTACGGATAGCTTCTGTTTGCTCTGTGAAAGCCAAAGCTGCTTCTCCAACAGCAGAACCTTCAGCAGCTTCAGCTGCGTTATTTGTGAAGGTTGTTTCTTCCAAATAGCTGAATGCGTTTTGGTCTGTGTTGATTACATCAAATAATGATATAACAGCATTTGGGTCTCTAAGAGCTGTTTCCAAGATACCCGGTTGTCTTAAAACCTCTGGTGGGTATCCAGTAGTTGTCAAAGTTGTTTTTGTCTCAATATGAGAATCTACACCCTTAACACCGCCCTCCATATAATTTTTATATGCGTCGGTTTTTACAAATTGCTCACCAACAGATTTAACTTCTGCTGATTCGCCAGCTAGTGGCATTTCTGCAACTGGCTTTGAATCTTCTTCTAAAGCTTTAGCATTAGCGAGTTTTTTCTTCTCAATGCTAAGGTCTTCAACTAATTCAGCAAGTTCGTCATTTCTTGACTTGATTTCCTCTTTTTGTTCAGAGGTGTACTTGCCGTCTTCGTTGGCTTCAAAGACAGATTTTAATTCTGCTCTTTTAGCAGCAATTTGGTCCATGAGTTCATTTGTTTTACTCATTCTTAGATTTCTCCAATCTTGCTTGTCTTATACTTCTTCTATTTCTTCGGCTAAGGATTCAGCAATGATTTGTTGAGCCCTTACCCACTCAGCGTCAAATTCTTCGTCAGAGGAATCAGTGTTATCTTCTGGAGTTTCTTCTTCAGCAGCTTCATCTTCCGGTTCTTCAACAGCAGGTTCCTCTGCTGGTGCTTCTTCCTCAGTAACTTCTTCGACTTCAGTTTCAACATCAATAGTATCAGTTGAAGCCTCAGCTACCTCTTCTGTTTCAGCTTGTTCATCTTCCACAAGTTCTTCTTCTACTTCTAACTCCAAAGCACCCTCAGTTCCGACATTTCCGATGAACTCATCAATTTCGGTCCAAGCGTCGTTCAAGTCGTCTGCGACTGCACGAAGTGCTTCGGTGGCTTTTACGCCTAATTTCCTACCATCTTCACCACGAAGCATAGCAATTGCTTTTGCTCGGGCTACTAAGTCATCTAATGCAGCAAGCACATCTATGACTTCTTCAGAGAAAGACTTGCTGTCTTCCTGTGAAACTTCTAAATCTTCTTCACTCTTCATTTCTTTTTTATCATCCTCCATCTTCATGCAAGGACCACCGTCGTGATACTTACAAGATTTCATTTCTTCTTCATCATCTCCGTAACTTTTTTGATTGCAACCACAATTGTCTCCACATCCAGATGATTCTTTTTCATCACCTTTAACATCAGTTATTTCTTTCAACAACTCTGTGTTTGATTTAATAGCTAATGTGTATGTGTCTTGGTTTGCACCAACTAGTACTGGAGAGACTTCGTATACAGTAAGGTCTTTAAGGTATCTAGCGTTAGTTTCTTCGCCACCTTTGTCGTTTGCCTTACCAAAATCTGAATCGTTAACTTTATAGCCGAATGACCATTGTTGCATATCGCCCATATTCTTAACTAGGTTGTAAGCTTCTTTACCAGACTCGGTGTCCATAAAGAACTCACCTTTAAACACTGCTTTATCATCGTCTTGAGCAATTGTTCCTTTTCCAATAGGCATATCCCATTTGTGAGACCATACCATTGGAACTTGGTTATTTTTAAAACCCGATTTGACAGCTCCCGGCATAACAACATCCCCATCACTGTCAAGGGAATTGAATATACTGAAAACTGCTTCTACTTGACCAGAGTCATCTTTTAACTCTATGTCGATATTTTTAGATTCGTTATTCATACATCCTTCAATCTTAAATTGTACAATAGATTATTCAGATGTGCGTTTTAACTATTATATGATACGATTTCGGATTTTAGTTTTTTATTGTCTAAAGTCTGATATTATTCTTAGCTTTGAAATTGGCATAGTGACTTTTCTATCAGTCTTTTTATGGTCGCCATTTTCTAATCTAGCCCATACTTCCATTGTGGCTTCATCATCATTTACTGATGTTACAATACCATGCACAACTGAAGGTGGGTCTGGTTCTTTGTTGATTGACCAGCTTACAGCTTGACCTACTCTTACTGATTCTGCTTTGTTACCAGATTTTTTTGATGACAATGGATGTGAGCTAGGCAACAAGTCTTGGTCATAAGGTTTTCTTCTGAACTTACCTGTTCTCAATGCTCTTAAAAAGCCATTAACTCTAGCCATTGCCCATTGCTCTGCTGAACTCACATTACCTCTTACTGAACCCGGATTAGTTCTATAAGCACCTATTCCTCTGTTATATACCGCAATTAGCATACGAAGTGTTGCTCTATGAGTAGGATTATTTTTATTATGGTCTTCTACTTTTCTAGTAAGACCTGCTCTAGCTTGGTCAGATATTGCTTTTAATAAATATTCCTCTGCTATATCAAGAGATTTTTTTCTTCTCTCTCTAATAACTTTTTTGTAATCATTTACAACAGACTTCATTTGTGAAACTCCACCAGCTGTTACTCCGCCCCACTTCATAACTGCAATAATGCCGTTAAGTCTATTATTTTTCTTATGACGATTCATAAAGCGTTCTCTTCTCTTAACCCAGTTAAGAACTGATTCGCTTCTATCTCCACCTTTATACGCTGTCCATCTATTAAAAGCGTCATTACCAGTAAATGAAGTAGGAGGGTTACCGCCGGTACCTGCTCTTCTCCAAATCTCTGGCCAGTTCTCTTTTAAATCTTTAACATACGCGTAGCTTGGAAACTGTGAGTGTTGCGAGTTAGATAAACTTATCTTTTGATTATCACCACTCTTTGGAAAGTTAGTTATTTTCTTTGGAGCTTTTTCTTCTGGACTGTGTAATTTATCACCTTTTTCGTACATTGCTTCTGCTTCTTCTAGGGATACTTTAAGTTCTTCTATATCTCCGTCTTTTTTAGGTTTGTAGACTGCGTCTAAATAATCTTGATGTGTAGCGCAAGCCATATAAAATTTATCTCCGTCTACTTCAATGTAATGTGTACCTTCACAACCTAATTCTTTAGCTCTCTCTTGTGCTTCTTCAATAGTTGTGTAAGTATCTTTCATCAAAGCAGCTGGTTCTTTTTTATTATTTAAAAAGTTTTCTGCTTCTGCTCTTGTATCAAAGCATTTTATTATTTCACCATCTTCGTGGCTTATAACACAGAAAGCACCGTTAGGCATTTCTGCAATATATTTTTCTTCATTAAGATAAGTAGGTGTTGGTTTAACAACATCTTCTCTTTCTACTTCTGGCGGTAAATCAATAGTAGTTAACTTACTCTCGTCATCTTGAGTTGCAGGCTCTTCATCATCATTGTTATTTGCCGGTGCAGGTTCATTAGTAGGTTGGTCATTTAGAAGTGGAGAACCATCTTCTGTAACTTGAATCATGTTAAGAGGTCTTAAATAAACATCATGTCTATCATCAGCCTCTAAACCAACTACTTTTCTTGCTTCGCCAATTGTTACCCAACCTCCTTGAACAGCAGTATTCATGCGTTTATAGAGATTGTCTTTGTCATCAGCTAGTGCTCTAACATTACTGATATCAAACTCTGCGTATTGATTATCATTTCCGCCGAACTCTGGTCGTAACAATTGATGAGTCAGTTCTTGCGCAACCATGTTCCACATTGGGACCATTTTTGACTCTGTAAAGAACTCTCTAAGTTCTTTTGTATTCGAATAAGTCGCCGAATCCAATCCAGCCCCGAGGCCGGCGAGAACTGCTGGAACGCCAAGAACTGCTGACACTCTTTCTTCTGGGATTCTTCTTAATTCAGCTAACTTCATTTGGTCTGGAGAGAAAGATACTATTTCAACATTCATAGCACCGGATAAGACCATAGGCGCACCTCTGTTCTTACCACCAAACTTTTGCTTATACATATCTGCAATAGCTTCAGCTTCTTCTCTCGTTGGGCCACCCATAGCGTCATCTCTTGGTGAGAGAATTACTCCGGGTACCGCCATATTATGTAATAAAGCCGCAGTGTATTGTCCTGCTGCTTCGTCTCCTGCTATCTCTCTTAGAACGCCTCTAAGTGGAGCAAGACCACGCCTCATATTATTAGGGTCAACATTTTGGCGTAAGTGAACCATATCTGCTTTTTCTATGCGTACAGAATCTTCCCCCTGTACACCGCCTTGTGGTTGATAGTTATAATGAGTTATAAGTTCATTCTCATTTCCTTTTGCTTCAACCAAGTGAGGCATAAGAGGGACTAGCTCAACAACTACGCCTCTAGCATTTCTGTTTTTATAGATAAAAGCGTCGCCGTTTGCATTTAAAGCTGTAACAATATAGTTTGCTAACAACTGTTGTGTCATATAAGGATTAGGTCTTCTGAATAGTTTTGCTAATTCGTGATTCATATCTTGTGCATAATCACCTTCATTATTTCTAGTAGCAACTAAAAGTCCCGGTTCTGCAAATGCAGTAGCCAATACATTGAGACATGCGATAACAGCAGAGTTTCCAGTTCCGTCACCTAGTTCTGCTAATGTTTTGTGGTCAAAATAACCAGATTGGGTGTTGTAACCCATAACTGCTTGATTAAGATATGAATACTCTGATTGGTTTACAATTAAACCTTTTTGATTTGCTTCTCTTCTAATTCTTGCGTCAGTTGGTGCATTCAACCAATCTAACGCTTTTGAAAATCTTGACTTCTCTTCAGCCATTAATACGCGCTCCAGCTTCTTTGTTCTTGCAACATTTGTACGCCATAGGCTAGGGTGTCGATAATATCATCATGAGCTCCAGCAGGAAAGGTCATAATTTCTCTCTCCACCTCTGGTAGCCAATGTGTATCTCGTAATAAATATACATCACCCGCTTCCATGCGAGCAGATAAAGGAAGTGCGCGCGTAACTTTGTCTTTATCCGTCTTAAGATTTTTGACACGAATACCAGCTCGTTGCGCCATCTGGATTATCGTGGTCTGAAAACCTTGGCGTTCTATACCTACATATTTTAGCTTATTTTTATCCATTGCGCGTTTTATCGCTGGAATAATGTCTGGACCTTCTAATTTTGCTCTAGTCATATCAATAACAAGTAATCTGTTGTCTGGAGTTCTTGCAAATGATGTGATTACAGTAAAGTCAGAATCTTTATTTGTTGTAGTAGCTAAGTCAACAATTCCAAACTTTTCTAAGTTAGCTAGATAATATTCTGAGCCTTCAACTAAGCATTTAAGATTTCCTGCTTCGTCTGGAACAATTGCAAAGTAATGTATCCATTCTGGCTTTAACATACCTTGACCTGCGTCAACAAACTCTGCTAGATACTCTTGTGCAAAAACAATAGAGCCAACTTCTTTTCTAGCTGCTTCAACTTCTTCGGGGTCAATCATAGGATTGTCAGTAGTAGCAAATCTAAATCTTTCCCAGTTTTCTCCTTCTTCTGCTTGCTCCCATAAATCGTAAAACCAGTTATCTCTTCCAATAGGAGTGCTAATAAATAACGCAGAACCTTTTCTTTCAGTAAGTGTAGGTCTAAGAACTTCTGACCATACTTCCGGTTTAACGAATGCAGCTTCGTCCATAACTAGAAAGTCAAGACCCTCACCACGAAGTCTTTGTGGGTTATCAGCAGACCTTACAGCAATAGAGCCCCCGTTAGCTAAATCAATTTGCATATTAGCCAAAGATACTTTTGGTTCTATTTCTCTAGGAAATGATTTTGCAGAAGCGGCGATATCACGCCAACCAACTCTAGCAATTGAAAATGTAGGTGCAACCCACCAAGCTCTACCTCCGCGTAAAGCTATTTCCATACATAATTGAACACCAAGTCTTGTTTTGCCGAATCGTCTACCTGCGCAAAGAATTTTCCAACGCGCTTCTGAATCTTTTACTTTTTGTTGACCGCTATGTAAAGGAGGAAGTTTAGGAACATACTTATTCGTCATAGAGTTCCTTATACATCACAATTGGAGTATAAGGACCAACATAAGCAGATATAATATTGTAATCTATGTGTGCAATAGCATTATCAACTGCTTCTTCTTCTGTGCAGTCATCATCTTCCAAAATACCGTCTATAACAATATCTAACATTGTGTAGTAATCATAAATAGCGATACCTTTAGTTGTAAATCCTAGATATGCTTCTTCAAAATCATCAATGACAATTGCTTCGGGATTAAATTCCTTAAGTTCGTCATATACTTTACTCATTTCATTCTCCATTGTAGTATAAGAAATCCTTTGAGTAGTTCAGTATATTCAAACTTAGAACCAACTTGTTGTCTTCCGTCAAATATATCGTGATGATGTTTACAAAGAATACAAACATTCATTGGGTCATCAGATATATTTCTGTCGCGTCCACCCATACCCTTTGCTCGTAAGTGAGCCATCTCTAGCCATTTTTTGGAATTGCAGCTCGGCCATTCGCATTTATGTTTTGCTCTCTTTAAAGCTTTCTCCCGTAGCTCTGAAAGATTTTTTTTGCCGGTGCCTTCTCTTTTTTTCTGCCCCATACCGGATATACCAGAGTTTGCACTTCTTCTTTTTTTAAACTCCGCCCAAGTTTCATTTTCTGGGTCCCATTGAACTTTACTCATTAGGTGTGCTTGGACTCCTTTTGAATAAGGCTATCCCCGAAAGAATAGCCAGTGATGGGAGGATATCGGTTAGTGGAGCCGACAAATCTATCTTAACACTTAAATCTAAAACCATAGGTTTTATTATAGTCGAATCAATTCCTCTTTGTAGAGATAAGCTAAAGAAATCATTCTGTCAAACACATATCGTTCTAGTGCTTTTGGGTTTAGATTTGGTTGAGTCCAAGTGTCAATCACTTGTTTATTTTTTATGTAAGAAATTTGATTGCCGTTGATTTTAAATCTCATTCCATTTTGTATATAATCCAACGACATAGTTTCTTTATAATAGCACCCAACCAAAGAAATTATTTTTTGTTGCCCCAACCACAACTCTCTTTTTGTAGATACAGCTAACCCTGTGCGGCCCCGCCCAAACCAAAAATTAAAATATGCCGAGGAATGTCCCTATGACGGACGATTATGGTCTGGCTAGTCCACTTAGATAAGTTCTGAATGCTACACCCATTCTGAAAGCCAGTGCGTGTAGTTACTTGTAGTTAGATACACTAGCGAATAAAAAAAATAATGCAACTCGTTTTGTATAAATTTTTAATTATGATATATTTGATATAAGAAATAAATAATCGGACTTATTTGTTTTCTTCGATTACTAAGAAGAGACCGGTGTTCTGTTAAAGCCAGCGCCGGTTTTTTCTTTATACTGCTACACACCCTACTGCCCTGCATATATGCAAAAAGCTATCTCCTGTTGTGAGGGTGGTCCTATAGAGGAATGCGCAATATAACTACGCATAAGATACATAAGCCTCGCAATAGATACT